GTGCTTCGTGTTCGCTACGGCGGCAAGCGGAGGCATATCGGGCTTGGCCCATATCCTGAACTGTCAGTATCCGACGCTTATGCGGCCGCACGGCAGGCGAAGGATGACATTGCAAAGGGGCGCGATCCGATTGCGGAGCGACGCGCGGCTGCACTGTCCCTGCGGGACGCGCTGACCTTTTCGCAGGCGATGGAGCAATTCCTAGAGAACAAGTTGGCCGAGTTTCGGAACGACAAGCACCGGAAGCAATGGTGTGCGACGCTGGACAAGTATGCGGTGCCTATTATTGGCGACACGATGGTTGCGCACCTGACCGTGCAGGACATGCTGCGGACGCTAGAGCCCATCTGGACCACCAAGACGGAAACCGCGTCCCGGCTGCGCGGCCGGATCGAAGCGGTGATTTCATGGGCCACGGTCGCGGGCCACCGCACCGGCGACAATCCGGCCCGGTGGAAGGGCAATCTTGATGCAATCCCTCCAAAGCCCGGAAAGGTGGCCAAGGGTGGCAATCATCCTGCACTGGCGCTGGACGATGCAGCCGACTGGTTTGCGGATCTTCGCGGAAGGATCGGCACCGCAACCCGCGCACTGGAATTTGTCGCCCTGACCGCCGCGCGCTCCGGTGAAGTTCGCGGCGCTACATGGGCAGAGATTGATCTGGACAAGGCAATCTGGACGATCCCCGCTGATCGGATGAAGATGGCCCGAGAACACCGCGTGCCGCTCACGTCCGAAGCCGTGGCGCTGTTGAGGGCGTTGCCACGGATGGAAGGCAGTCCCTATGTGTTCCCGGCACTGCGGGGCGGAATGCTGACGGACATGGCCCTTTCCGCCTGTATGAGACGGATCAACGAAGCGCGGGAGGGTGGATACCGGGATCAGCGTTCGGGGCGTCCTGCGGTCCCTCATGGGCTGCGCAGCACCTTCCGGGATTGGGCCGCAGAGAGAACCGAGTTTCCCCGAGACATGGCAGAAATAGCCCTGGCACATACTGTCGGCTCCGAGGTCGAGCGCGCATACCGGCGCAGTGACATGGTGGAGCGTCGCCGGGCCATGATGGCGGCGTGGGGCCGGTTCCTGCGTGGCGAGGCAGGGCAGAAAGTGGTGGCGATCAATGGCTGATACCAAGAGATTTCCCGGTGATACGCTGCAGGCTATCGAGGATCTGCAATACGATCCCGACGCCGCCTTGCGCCGGATTGCAGCGCTGCTACGTGCAGGGGAAGCAACGCAATCGTTCCTGTCCTCACTTGCTGACCTGATGGACCCTGATTTGCGTCCGCGCGATTGGGAGCCGAATGTAAAATTGGTGGTTAAACGTGGCCGCAGGGGTCAGCCGCCTAGCAAGCCCAACACCGCACTTGGCCTATTCCTTCATCAAAGAATCGACTACGGCGAAACGAATTACGATGCTGCGGTTACAGAGGCTTGCGAGCGATATGGCGCTGACCGTGAGGAATGCCGGAAGGCACTCAAGCGAGTGCGGGAGATTCATGAACCGTTGCCCGTGCGTAGCGACGAAGAAGAATAACACCCTGAAATCATTAGAGCGCACAAGTATTCCGCAATTCTTGCGCCTGTGATTCTGTTGCCTGAACTACCGCTCGTCATGCACCAGAATGTGCATGACACAGAACGCAACTAAATCCGATCTGGATACAGCGGCACGGTCGAAAAGCGGCCCTGATAGCCTCAATGGCCAGACCTTTCTTCGCGATACACAGGTAGCGCAACGCTACGGCGTTTCCCGCGTCACGATCTGGCGCTGGGTGAAGGACGGTCACGCATTCCCGAAACCGATCAAGCTGACCGACGCGGTGACGCGCTGGAAGCTGTCCGACCTGGAAGCATGGGAGGCAGCCCGCGCGGCTGCATGAAGGGGATCTGAAAAAACAAGACCCCGCGTTGCAGCGCGGGGCCAAGCGGCAACCGACATTCACGGGTTGGGCGGGGTTGTCGCGAGTAAAATGCTACCGCGTAACGGGCCACAGCACAAGGGCAGCTATTCCGCGCAATGCGGTCTCCCCAAGCCCTAAGGCCCCGCTGCCACCCTTTGGCGGCGAACATGGGGGAGCGGACCGAGCCGAGGGAAAGGCAGGTCTGACCTAAGCGGCGGGCTCGTCTCAGAGGGATGGTCAAGATCGCGGCGGTCAGGGCGGGAGACGGGGTTTCATCCCCTGTCACTGTAACCCGCTTTCTGACCGTCACAACGGGTCTGAACTCGTGGGATGGGTACCAAGGACGAACGGCAGGAACAGAGGGATAGAGAGCAGTAATGAACATAGAAGCCCGAAATCGCCTCGCGGAATCGGCAGACGACTATCCGCACGAAATCATCCGGTCTAACCGGCACCGCGTCATTCGTTGTCGCAACGGCATTCAATGGATCATTCAGCGCCGACGCGCTGTTGGAAGCCAATGGGACGGTCGGCATTACTGCGCCACCCGCAAGGCACTGATCGAACTGTGGCAGGCGGAAACCGGGGAGTCTGGGCCTGCTGCGCTCGCATCCCTGCCCATCACGATCACCGGGGTGGCGTGATGCAGGCCGGGCAACTCACTGATCGCGTCATCTTCGAACGCCGCACCCAGGTGAGCGACGGTGCTGGCGGCTACGTCAACGATTGGGTTGAGGTCACAACCACTCTGGCAAAGGTCGAGCGCATTAGCGGTGTGTCGCAGGAAGTCGAGCGCATGAATGCCGGTGGACTGATTGCCGCGCCCCCGGTGCGCGTCCACCTTCGAGCCACAGCATCCACGCGGGAAATTGCCACCAAGGATCGAGCGCGCAACCTGACGACAGGCGAGATGATGGACGTGCAGAGCATTCAGCCCGGATCGCGCCGCCGTCTGGTGCTCACATGCCTGCTGACGGAGGTGGTGTGATGATCGCTCGCAGCCGCGCCCCTGATCTGGTCCCAATGCCCCCGATTTATGTGCGGTGGGGCACCGTGCGTGGGGGTTCTCTATTCGCGCTGTGCTCAAAAACTCTCGTTGTAAAAATCCAAGTATATTGTGCCAATTTCGCGACCCGATCCATCCGCCACTTTGTGGTGGCCGGTGTCGAACTTACCGTTCTCAAGCTTGGTGGCCAAGTCTCGCAGAGTCGCCGCCACATTAGGCACCACATCCTTGTTGGAATCGCCTTTGGCGACAATTTCAATGTCCACTTGAAGGCATGCATGCATGCCTTCCTCAAAGTCATCGTCCCACTTCATGCTCGCGCTGTCCTCCTGAGTGCATTTGACAATCTCGGGAGGCTGTCATGAAGTCTTCCACCAAAGCAATCCATTTCCTTGAAAGCCTCAAAATTCCAGAGGGGCCGAAAGCCGGTCAGCCGGTGAAACTGGCACCGTTCCAAAAGCAATTCGTCAAAGGCGCTTTGGCAGACGGAATCAATGTCGCGGTTCTGTCCATTGGACGCGGGAACGCAAAAACCGCCCTTTCGGCCGGGATTGCGTTGGGCGCGGTTATGGGGAAGTGGGACCGTCAGCCACGCCGGGAAATCGTGATCGCAGCACGGACGCGGGATCAGGGCCGAATTGCCTTTGACTTCGTGGTGGGGTTCATTCGGTCCCTGCCTGCCGAAGAACAAAAGCTGTTCACGATCCGGCGAAGCCCACGCCTTGAAATCGAATATGAAGGTGATGGCGGCGGGCACTTCATCCGCGTGATTGCAGCGGACGGAAAATCCGCGCTCGGTTCGGCCCCGACGCTGGTGCTGATGGACGAACGCGGCCACTGGCAGGCCGATCAGGGTGACGCGCTGGAACACGCCCTGTTGTCGGGTCTCGGAAAGCGCGGTGGCCGTGCGCTGATAATTTCAACATCTGCACCCGACGACGCACACCCGTTTTCGGTCTGGTTGGACGAAGCGCAGGAAGGGGTTTACCGGCAGGAACACCGCCCGGCACCAAGCCTTGCACCCGACGATCTGGAAAGCCTGAAACTGGCCAATCCGGGCGCGGAACACGGTATCGGTTCTTCGCTGGAATGGCTGCAAGGTCAGGCGCGGCGTGCTATCGCGCGAGGCGGCTCCACGCTGACCGGGTTCCGTCTCTACAACCGGAACGAACGCGTCAGCGGCGAAACCCGCGACCTTCTGCTGACGGTTGACGAATGGCTCGCCTGCGAAGCTGACGATATGCCGCCGCGCGAGGGTCAGGTTGTTGTCGGGATCGACCTTGGCGGTTCTGCGTCCATGTCCGCTGCGGCGCTCTATTGGCCTGATACCGGACGGCTTGAGGCGCATGGCTGGTTTCCGTCAAAGCCCGGCCTCTTGGATCGCGGTCAGAATGACGGCGTGAACGACCGCTATCTGCAAATGCAGGACCGGGGCGAATTGTCTACACTTGGCGACCAGACCGTTCCGGTTGCGCCGTGGCTGGTCGAAATCATGCGCCATGTCGAGGGCGAAGCCGTCGCGGCGCTGGTCGCTGACCGATACAAACAGGCAGAAATTGGCGAGGCCATTTCAAAGGCTGGTCTGCGCTGTCCGGTGGTCTGGCGTGGTATGGGCTTCAAGGATGGCGGCGAGGACGCGGAACGATTCCGGCGCGCGGCCTATGACGGCAAAGTGTGCTCTGCACCGTCTCTGTTGCTTCGCAGCGCCTTCGCAGATGCGGTCTGCCTGCGTGATCCTTCAAACAACATCAAATTGGCAAAAGCCCGTTCGAATGGCCGGATAGACGCCGCATGTGCGGCGGTTCTGGCGGTCGCTCAAGGCGCCCGGATCTTGGGCCGTCCCGCAGCCAAAGGGGGGCGAGTCCTATGGGCGTGATGCGCGAACACCGACGCCACAGCCGGGCCGTCACGAAGTCCCGGCGCTGGAAAGCCATGCGGATGCAGGCGTTGGAACGGGACGGTTGGCAATGCGTCCGCTGCGGAGAACGGCGGCGGCTGGAAGTGGACCATATCGAGCCGGTCAGGAATCGGCCGGATCTGTCCTACACCTTGAGCAATCTCCAAACGCTCTGCGGCCGCTGTCATGCCCGCAAAACCCGAATTGAGGTTGGCATGGGCCAGCCCAATCCCGCCCGCGAGGCGTGGAAGTCCCTGCTGCGTGAAATGCAGCGCAAACCTATCGAGGAAAGGAAACGGAATGCTTGATAGCGTTCGTATTCAGCGCAGACAGTCGGAAATCCGGCAGGCGCTTGCGGAACTGGTCGGGAAGGACTCTCCGACCGAGGATGAAACCCGGCAGATGGAAACCTTGGACGCGGAGTATCGCGCCAATGAGGTCAAGTATCGTGCCGCCCTGATCGCAGAGGACACCGAACGGCGCGAAGCCGGTGCGGAACTGGAAACCCGCTCGGATCGCGAATGGTCGGATCTGATGTGCCAGTTCGAAATGCGGCAGGTTGCGCTTTCTCTGGACGAAGGGCGGCAACTGGACGGTGCGACCAGCGAAATCGTCACGGAATTGCGCGGCGTCGGTGGCTATCGCGGTATCCCGGTTCCATGGGAGGCGCTGGAAATCCGTGCCGGCGAAACCGTCGCAGACGGAACACCCGACCCTATCCGCACCGCACCGATCATTGACCGCCTGTTTGCTTCGTCGGTCGCGGCGCGCATGGGCGGCCGGATGATTAACGTGGGCGTCGGTGAGGTTGAATATCCGGTTTCCACGTCTGCCGTCACCGCGGGATGGGCTGCGACCGAGACCGGCGCGGTTGCTGCACCTGCGGCCTATACCACCGTTGATCGCCCGCTTGCTCCAAACCACAATCTTGGCATCCAGATGCGGCTTACCCGCAAGACGCTGAAACAGAGTGGAGCCGGACTTGAACAGGCTGTGCGCCGTGACATGAGCGGCGCGGTTGAGGTCGCACTGGACCGGGCTGTTTTCCTTGGCAGCGGGTCCGCTGGCGAGCCTACCGGCCTGTTTGCTGGTGCGTCGGCATGGGGGATCGAGGAAACCGCAGTCGATGCGACGGCAACTTGGGCGGAAATCCGTTCCGAGGTGGTCGGCTTCATCACTGGCAACGCGGCGACCGGACCCGGTGACGTGCGCGGCCTGTTCCGTCCTGAAATCTGGGACGGCATGGACGGGACCGTTTGGGATGCTGGCAGCGGCATCACTGAATGGGACCGGATGGCTGGACGGCTCGGCGCAACAGTGCTGTCGCACAATGCGCTTGCCGCACCGACAGGCGACCCTGCCGAATCCAGCGCGGTTCTGACCACCAGCGCAGGCGGTGTTGCTCCGTTCTTCGTCGGGACGTGGGGCGCGATTGACCTTATCCGTGATCCTTATTCGGACGCGGCATCTGGTGGTCTGCGGCTTACGGCTCTGGCGACGATGGACGTGACGGTTTCCCGCGCGGTGCAGACCCGCATTCTGACCGGGCTGCAATAATGCTGTGGGGCGGTTCACAAGGCGGGCTTGAAATCCGCACGACGGCAGGCGGGGAAACCCGCCTGACCGGCCGTTTTCCATATCGCAGCCCGACCGAATTGCGCCAAGGGCGGCGCGAGGTTTTCGAGTCCAGGGCGTTCGGCAGTCGCGTCTCATCCGGGGAGGACGTGCATCTACTGGTTGGCCACGATTACGAAAAGCCGCTGGCAAGCCGTTCGGCGGGATCGCTCACACTTTCCGATGATGATGAAGCCCTATCATTTGAAGCGCGCATATCGCCCGAAATGCGAGCGGTGGGGTTCGTTCGTGACTTCCTTGGCACCCTAGCGGCCGGGCTGGTCGGCGGCATCTCTCCCGGCTTCGTTGTGCCGCAGGGCGGTGATGAAGTTCGCCACGAAGGCGGCGGCGTTCTTCGCACGGTGCGCCAGGCCAATCTCTTTGAAATCAGCGTAGTGACGAAACCGGCCTATCCACAAGCACAGGTAGAGGCGCGGAACTGGACACCTGAGCCCGACAGCCGCCGCCCGCCCCGGCTGCATGGCCGAAATCGGTGGAGACTCTGACATGGCGGTGACAATCACACAAAACGAGATCGCCCCGGACCAATTTCCAGAGATCGCGCCATATCCACACCGGCATGTTGATGACCTGCTGCCCGAGGAAGCGGCGCTTAGCCATATGGTGATCTGGCAACGAATAGAGCAGTATATCGCCTATCGTTTCGTCCCGCGCACCGTGGTCTGGCACGTCGAAGGCGAGGGCCATTGGACGCCACCGCTTGCCCCGGCGACGATCACGGCGGCGTTGGTTTGGGAAAACGGCGGCTGGTCCGAAACGACGCTGCCCGCGGGGCCGTATGGATACTGCCTGCCCGGTGATGGTCCTTATAAAATCACGGCAACCGTGGGTGAGGAAGGCGCGACGGTGCCGGAGGACGTGCACGAGGCTTACCGGCGGCTGCACGAATACTTTCGCGGCGTTGCAGAGCAATTCAAGGCGGATGCGGCATTACGATCCTTCGATGGCGATGACATTGCGCCCAACTGGACCGCACGCGCACTTCAACTCAGCGGGGCGGCTGATCTGCTGCGCCCATACCGGAGGGTTTAATATGGGCATGATGGACTGGTTCCGGCGCAGGCAGCCGGAAGAAACCCGCTCTGCAATGTCGGGTTTCACCGCCGAGTTGATGGCGGCGCGGGAAAGCTATGTCAGCGGTCGGCGCGGCATCGCAGAACTGACCGCAACTGTGCAGGCCGCAGTCAGCCTGTGGGAGAACGGTCTGGCCCTTGCCGACGTGTCTGGTACTGATTTGCTCGATTGGCACTGTCGCAGCCTCGTTGGCCGGTCGCTAGCGCTACGGGGCGAAGCTGTGATGCTCATCCGCGAGGATGGGCTTGTACCGTGCTCTGACTGGGATCTTCGGACTCGGCACGGCAAGCCAACGGCCTACCGAGTCAGCATTTCCGAAGCCGATGGCGGCACGACACGAACCGCCCTCGCTGCGGAAGTCCTGCACTTCCGGGTCGGAACCGATGTGGCAGCGCCATGGATTGGCACCGCTCCGTTGAAGCGTGCGCAACTGACCGCTGGTCTTTTGCAGGCCGTCGAAACCGCGCTTTCCGAGGTCTATGAAAACGCGCCGCTCGGCTCGCAAATCGTGCCCATGCCAGAAATGCAGGATACCGACATGGAGACAATGGCGCGCGGAATCCGTGGCAAGCGGGGCCGCGTCCTGTTGCGCGAATCCGTGACCGTGGAAGCGGCCGGTGGCCCGGCACCTGCACAGGACTGGCGCGGCAATGACCTGACGCCCGATCTGCAAAGAGCCATGACACGTGAAACGCTGGTGGCCGCTCGGGATGCGATCAACATGGCGTTTGGCATCCTGCCCGGTCTTTCCGCTCCCGCCGCCACCGGCCCGCTTGTCCGCGAAGCGCAGCGCCACCTTGCACAGTGGATCTTGCAGCCCATTGCGGCCGGGATGGCGGAGGAAGCCAGCGCCAAGTTGGGCAACGAGGTCCGCATTGACGTGATGCGACCGCTCCAAGCGTTTGATGCTGGTGGCAGGGCGCGCGCGCTGACCGCAATTGTGCAGGCGATGGCACTGGCGAAAGAGACCGGCGTTGATCCAACACCGGCCATGCAGCTTGTGGATTGGGAGTCGTGAACGGTGCTGGTCATGACTCCCGCCGCACGGAGGATGAAACGGCGGCTTGAGCGTCGGCAGCGGGACGCCCTGCGCGGGCGTCTCGGCCGGCAACGCTATGACCACCTGATCAACAAGCTGGCCGCGTTCATGCGGCGGGAATGGCAGGAAGATCGCGTTCCGACCTTGCTGGCCCATGAGGGCAACCTTCGCCATTCGGTTCGGTCTGCGCTCTGCCTGCAAGGATGGAAGTGGGAAAGCGCGGATGAGATCGCGCGAGACTTGGTGCAAGCCGCGCTCGATCGCGTCGGGGCCAAGCGTCCGACCTGGCTGCAGGGCCAGCGGGAATTTGAAGAACGGTTCATAAACCGCACCCGGTGCAAAATCTGCCATTTTCAGCTGCCTGAAGGACGCCGCGTGTTCTGTTCGTCGGAGTGCGGCAGCGTGTTCGACGCACGGCTTCACCGGGTTCGATACGCTGATGAGGGACGGGCTTACGAATTAATAGCGAGGGAACGCGATGCGCCTAGATGATCTTCCGGGCGATAGCTGCGCCTTCTGCGGCGCCAGCATCGAGCACAAGACGGTGCGAGCGATGTATTGCAATTATACTTGCCGAAACCGTGACCGGCACCGGCTGGACCGCGAGTCGCGGCTGGAAGCCAACGCGGGTCGCACCTGTCCACATTGCGGCGAACCTATCCCGGCGCACTGCCGGGCTGATGCCGTCTATTGCGGACTCAACTGTAAACTGGCGGCTGCATATCGGCGTAGAAAGGAACGTCTTGGGAAAGCAAGGGCGTGACGCGTTGGCAGCTTGTGGGTGCGGCAGAACGTTTATCTGAACGCCGATAGGTTTTTGACCATTTCGTCTGAGGTTCTCCAGAGAGTCCCGACCAAGAATGGTGTCCGGGGAGCGCGGTAACTGCTTTCTGTCGGATAGCGCAGAGGATAGTCTGGGGAAGCTTGATGGAGTTCGCACAGGCAATGTATTTGCCCGCTGATTTCTTCAAGCGCATCGAAACCATCGGCCTCACCTGGGACGCCGAAGAATGGTGACGACAATCGTGCGTTTTCTAGTTCCATCTCTGCGTTTGCGTAGACGATGCCGCGCAATGGTTCGCATGCTGCGCTTTGCCAAAGTTCCAAAATCTGATGGCCTTTCCGTCCACGCGGAGGCGCTTCGCCGTTTAGAGTCAAGCAACCCTTGATGATCAGTTCCAAACCTTGCCCGGTGAGAAGAAGTGCCGGAAGCCGCACGATTTCGCCTTTCTGAATCTGTGCTTCCATAAGTGTACGGGCACCTTCGAGAAGTTGCTTTGCGACCACCGCGTATCGTTGCGCGTTGACGTGGTTCACCGTTTCAACCTTGCACCAGCACCGCCACCGTTTTCGGGGATGAATGTCGCTCCGGCGGCTTCCAATGCGCCGCGCAACGCGGCTTCCGTATCATCCCTGCCGCCGATTGGTCCGGTTCCGGCTTCAAGGCGCTTCACAGTAGGAAGCGAAACGCCCGACCGTTCCGCAAGGTCTTTCTGCGACCATCGCAGCAAAGCGCGCGCCGCCTTCACTTGCTCAACTGATACCTTTGGTATTGACATGGTGTGTCCTGTGGTGGTGTCGTGGTGATACTTCTAGCATCAACAGAAAGGAGAACTTTGCAATGGCAACCAAGGATGAGTTCTTGAACGAGATGTTCCGTCGCCGCGAAGAGACCGGCAAAACGATGGATGAGGTGGTGGACGAAGCAATCGCGGCAGGCGAATGGGCACCCAGCGAACCGCTGGAATCCTAA